TACCCCGGCCACTACCCCGGCGGCATCCCCGGCCAGCAAGCCGGCCCCCAGCAAGCCGGCCCCCAGCAAGCCGGCCCCCAGCAAGCCGGCCCCCAGCAAGCCGGCCCCCAGCAAGCCGGCTCCCAGCAAGCCGGCCCCCAGCAAGCCGGCTCCCAGCAAGCCCGCCGTCCAGAAATTTACGAACGACGACATCGCACGGCTCAACGCAGCGATGGATGCCGCTATGGGAGCTGCGTTTGTTGTTCAGGCATTGGACACAGCGTTGATCGAGGCAATCAAGGAAGCGCAGTCAACCGGTCTGGCCCATGTGCCGACCTATGAGCAGGTGCCCGTCTCGACGCTCGTGCCGTTCGATCCGGCTGTCCATGGACCGTTGCTCGGTGAGGATGACTGGAGTTTTCTCTCCGACGACGCGCGAATCGCGGCAGGTAGCCTCACGTCGCTCGAGGAGCTCAAGGCGTCGATCAAGGGCGCGGGTGGTATCATCTCGACGCTTGCTCCGAGCGTGCTTCGTATTCCGGCCGGATCGGAGGACGGTGCATACTGGGATGTGCTCATCAATGGGCACCGTCGAACGCAGGGATTGACCGAATTGATCGCGGAAAACGCGCCGGTCGATCCGAACGTGTGGGTTGACGTGTACTCTCCGGAGGAGCGCATCGCGATACAGGCACTGAAAGCTGCGGCGAACGTTGCTCCGAAAGCAGCGGAGGCAACGGAAAAGTTCGGTCTCCTCGTCGGATTCAAGGTCGCTGGCTGGACCGATGTGCAGTGTGCAGAGCGGCTCGGGTATGCGCTCAATTCCGAGGGGAAGCCGAGCGGGGCATACTTCAATCTGTTGCGCATCAGCAAGGCAGATTCGGAGATCCAGCGGGCATTCCTGGAGAGCCGCATCAGCCTGAAAGCGGCGAACGACTACGCGACGATCGGCATCCAGATCGGTGGCGAACCGGGACGGGTGGCAAGTCTCGAGGCAATGGCTGCCGGCACCCGCCGGCTCGAGGCACTGGCAAAGGGGCGCGCGGCGAAAGGTACCGGCACGGGCGAAACCGGCACGGGCACGGGCGAAGGGACCGGGACGGGCGAAGGGACCGGGACGGGCGAAGGGACGGGTGACCGGGAAGCGCGCGAGGCAGACGGGCTTTTCCATCCGGCCTTCAGGGGCGGAAAATCCGTTCAGAACGTGTACAAGAATGTGCCGGAATCGTCGGCTGTCAGGTTTCCGCTCAGCCTGCTCGGTGGTATGTCGAAGATCGGCCCGGCCGAATTGGCCGGACGCATCCAGACGGCGCTCAAGACAGCTCCTTCCTACGGTGCGATGCTGGCAGTGGTCGCATGGTCGTTCGGGTTCAAGGCACCGGACGGGATGACTGGATTCGGGATGCCGGAGCTTGACGATCTTCTCGTTTTGTTGGACAAGGCCGCCGCGAAGTAAACCCGCCCGAATTCCCCCCCCCCTTCAAGCCCCGTCGCACGTGCGACGGGGTTTTTTGTCGTTCGCCCTTGCGCCTAGCAGAGCCCTTGCTAGCGATCTTCCCGGTACCCTTACCCTTACCATTCCCTGCCCGTCGTTCGTTCGTCCACGGGGCGCTAATGCGTTCTGGCCTTTCAGCTTTTCCGCTAAGGATCTGACTATTTGAATGTGTGCCAGAAGTGGCAGACTACTCCGGAGAACCAAACAGTCAGCGGTATCTGGATGCTGCCATTTCTGTCAACGTCTAGTGACCAGTTGATTGTTGATGATACAGTCAACTGTTGTTAGGTATACTGACTAACAGTTTGTTACTCGCTCCTCTGGAGTACATATGCACATATGTACACATAGATATATAAACATATTCCCATAGAGGCATATATCTAACCTGTTGTGTATACATCTAACAGTCTGTTTTTGCGTACTACCATCTAATAACCAGTTGACTATTAGACAGTGCCAAAAGTGGCAGAGGAGCGTCAAGTAATTAGTTGACTATTAGACGATGCCAAAAGTGGCAGCCCGATTCCTCAATGAAATCAAGCACTTAGCAAACAGTCAAGGGCTAAAAAGACGTCTAATAGTCAGTTGATTACTTGAAAATGACATCGATGGCAGCCGAAAACCTCAATGAATTCATGCACTTAGGCGGGTGGGGCCCCCCCCAGGGGCCTCGAGCACACCAGAAAAGGCTACCACGAAATTTTTTCCAGAAAAACACTTACAAATCGAGTCCTTCCGAACAAGTTCTCTGGAGAAGTAACTTCAAACAACCGTTTTAGCCAACTGAGTAGGTTCTTCGGAGTACCGAACTTCAGTATTAGAGGCTGTTTTGAAATTTTTTCGCTTGCTTTGCCGATACAAGTCTGCTATCTTTGCATAAGGAGGTTTGATAGATGAACCCTGTTGAGATGAGAAGTCGCCTGCGCGCGGTCTTAAACAAAACGCCAGATACCTTGGCCCCTTTATGGGCGAATGAGGTGTTGCGAGAACATCTTTGTGAGCTTGTCGCACTCCGGGCAACACCGGTATCTGCCATTTCACAGATAAGCGCTCTCACCGGGGTTACACTCAGCCGAGAACAGTACGTTTCCCTTCGAGAGCGGGCGCTAGCTTCTCCGGAGTACCAGGTACAAGTACAGACCGCAGCCGGTATGGCATCTCCCCTTGTTGTTGCTTCTGGCACCGCTGCTGTTACGGTTACCACCACAGAAAGCGCGGTATCTGCTGAAGATCCGCGGGTTCAAAGGCTTTTGGAACACGCAACTGAACGCGCAAACGGGCTTCAACGGATGTATGTACATCAGATGGCTTTTATTGATGGTTATATTGAAAGAGGTGTACCAATTCCCAGAGAACGGTTACATGACATGCTCAAAACAGCTGATTCGGCGGCCACGGCGGCCACGACTGCTGCGCGGTTGATCGAAATGAGTACTCCGCAGCGCACGGAGGTATCAGAAGCTTCGCTTGTTGGCCGTGCGCCGGTATCTCTGGAGGAGTTGGGTGATGGCTCTGGCCGAACAGTATTAGTTATCGAGCCAGAGAAGAAGGAAACAAAGGAAACGCATGGGAATGCAAGTGTGCTACCGCGATGGGAGCCCCTGCTACCGTGACACGTCTAATATAGGTGTACCCCTAATGTCAGTGCCTTTTGTATGTAGACTTTACGAAGGACCTGACTATGAGACATTGTCGTTACTGGTCCAGGCGCTACGAGAGTGGGAGTGGCAATATGTGGAGATCATTTTCGAAAAGCAAGACAAACTTGTGGCCTTCTTTCTTACTGAGACGCAAGTAAGTGATTCAAAAGCCATATCTTGTAGACCTGAGGAAGTCTACAGGAGCGTATATGACACTTGGGAGAGTTTGACTTACCCTTGAGTCTGGCTAAAGAATGAGAACCGGATACCGCCCCTTGGAAAGGGCAAAAACAACCGCCGCCCCTTGGCCTGAAGGTCCGGGGCCAAATTGTCCCATAAGGTATACGATTGACCCAGATCGGAACCGCAGGGATAACTGCGTTCGAGCAATTCAGGCAATTCGAATCGAGCTTGCTAAGGCAGACGGGCCGACGACGGGCTCAGCGATGGGGGCTATGGCGGGGGACCCGGTTCGGTTCTCCGGAGCAACCAACGCTTTTTCATACCCCGGAGGTCCACGCAAACGGTATCTGGAGCGTGCACTCGAACGGTCTCTCACGTGGCTTGAGCAATGGCACAAGGAAAACGATCGCCTTAGCTGGTTCTACAGCACCCTACGAATCGGCCTTCGTGATGCTAACTACGCACCGAAATTTCAGGCTTTTCATGCAGACGAAGCGTTATTGCGCTTCTTGCGAGCGCCAAACCAGGTTGGGAAAAGCTATGCTGCCGCTGCGGAGGTGCTTTTCTACGCTTCCGGGAAGCATCCTTGGAAGGAGATCGATGCAAAGTGGGTGGATCCTTTAATTGAGAAGACTATTCTGGTAGTCACAGGAAGTGATAAGAATCGGGAAGGGGTCTTCAAAGCACTTTGGGCGCTATGCCCCATTGATGCCATTGATTGGATCAGTACCCACTACGATACTCGTAATATGTGGGGCGTCCGAAACCCCTGTATCGTTTTTCCAAAAACGAATACGAAGATCATCTTTCGGTCCTCGAACCAAGATACAGACAGTCTCAACTCGCTCACTGCAGACGGTATCTGGATCGACGAGCCTCCGAAAGCCGGAACGATCGACGAGATTCGTCGAGCCGGGCTTGCTCGAACGGCTTGGGTGATAATGTCTTTTACCCCTATCGGAGAAGAGGGGGAGGACTTTACCTGGCTGCGGGATTATGTGGAGGGAGATGCGGAGTACAGAGAGACACACGGAGAGAGCGGAGTTGGTCCTCGAGGAAAGTGGAAGCAGCATGTGATCGGTATCCCGGACTGTCCTTGGTTTGCTCCGGAGGAGTTGGAATCAAGGCGGGACGCTTACCGGGAGGAACAAACTCCGCAAAGGCTTTTCGGTGAATGGGAAGGCGTGACGAAAAACCGCGCTTTCACGTATTACAAGGAGACAGGTACAGATCGCTCCACTGTAGATCGCTGGTTGCGACTCGTACAGGAGGACGCAGACGAGTGGATGTTTGCAGTAGGCATCGACCACGGTGAGGGCGCCTTTACGCAGGTAGCGGTACTCATTGCATACCGAATGTATGACCCAAGCTCAACGGCGGTTATAATTGATGAGTATGTCTCTAAGAAAAAGACGACCTCGACAGATGATGCCGAAGGCATTCTTGAAATGCTTCATCGGAACAGTCTCTCTGTTGAGGAGGTAACGTTTTGGGTTGGGGATATCAACACAGGTGGAAAAGAGGTTCGTGGGGAGAAACTGAATAAGCTTCTCTCCAAGGCAATTGGCGAACTCTCCGGAGAAGCTGCACCCTATATTCGCAAGCCGAACAAGTATCCTGGCTCCGTCGAGACAGAGGAGCGACGAGTAAATCAAGCGTTTAAGGAGCGTCGGTTGAAAATTCATAGCCGCTGCAAAGTTTTGTCTCGGTCATTCCGCCATTACGTGGCGGACGGATCGAAAAAAGATAAAGCTCTCAAGCATGCGTTGGACGCGTTGCGTTACGCGACGCAAGTAATACTTGACAGAATGGGCTGTGCTATGGTATACTCTAGAACATACGCAGGTCGATCACAAAATGATCGATTTGGAAAAGCTATGGCTGCCTAAGGACGCACGAGGTCATTTCGACCGCTCCGGAGAACCTAATTGAAGACGCAACCAGAAATCGAAGACTACGGTACGTGGGACTTCGATCGGCTGAAAACAGTTCCAAACGATCTCGAGTCTGGAGACTTCGAGTCACTGGGATATCTCGACCACTGGCTTTGTAAGGATCCTCGGATCGGGCAGTGCATCGTTGATCGTGGAGCAGCGGTCATGCAAAATGCTGTTCTCGAGATTGAAGGCGGTTCTCCAGAGCAGCAAGCCACCTTGAGAGCCGATTTCGCAAGGTGCATACCTCCAGATACGGTATCTGATCTCCTCACCTGGCAACGGCTAAACAAGGCAGAATTTTGTCAGGTTATCCACGATACGTTGCGCGGTCCGATTCTTCAACCGTGGAATCCGGCGTTTTTATCTCGAGATGCAGAGCGAACTTGGTGGCTCAGGGAAGACGCAAAAACCTCTATTCTCCTTCCAAGTGGAAGAGGATGGAATAACAAATCTCCGATAGAATTTGGTGAGGACTACCTTCTTCTTGGAACAGAGATTGATCCTAAGCCCTGGAGTGGCATTGGGGCGGGCTGGAATATTCTCGGACCTTTGTGTGTAGGTGGGGTTCAGGCTCTCGTTTGGTGGCTTCGGAATGCCATGCACAGTTCGATCAGTCCTCTTCTCGTTCGTACAGAAGGCATGGACGCGAAGAAGGATAAGCCTAAGTTCTTTAGAACTATGGACGAGATTGGCCAGAAGACTTGGATTGAAGTACCGGACGGTGCCACCGAAGACTGCATCACAAGAGTACAGTCGACTCCTTTTGACTACCGCTCCACAGCGGAACTGAAGAAGGAGATCGACATGATCAAGGCAGAATATTTGAAGGGTCAGTCGACGACGACCCGTCTTGATTCAGGGTCATACAATGCAGTAGAAGTTCTCATCAACGAAGTTTCGGTTCCGATGCTCGCGTTGGAATTGGCTCGACTGGCGTACAGTCTTAATTGGTGGTGGATTCCGCTCTGGAGAACCTTTCGGCAGATACCGTCTTCTGTGGTGTTTGAGCTCAGCTGGAAGGTTCGCTCCATGAAGGACATGGAGCGCAGAGCGAAGATTCTTATGGATCTCAGTACCGCAGTGAAAAACTGGCCCGGTTGTGAAGCCGACGCCAAGCGGATTTTGGAGGCTTCAAAATGACGATACATATTTCTCCGGAAGGTTACTTTGCACGGTATGAAGGTCAGCTGCTCAGTGTAGATCCGATCTTGCTTGAGCGAGCCTTCTTCTCTTTTTTCGAGGTGAAGGAGGGGCTGACCGTCCGACGCTCCAGAGAAACAGGTCTGATTCAGCTTAGTAGTGCGCTTTCCTTTGATCCAGAGTGGGGTGAGGTAGGATATGCCGATCTGGTTGCAAAGGTGGGGGATCTCTATGCAGATTCAAAGGTCAAACGCGTGCAGTTTGAGATTATGTCTCCAGGTGGCACTACAATTGGCAATCAAGACGCTGCTGAAGCCTTGAACGGTTTCGCCAAGCAAAAACCTACTACGGTATGGGTGCCTGCTTATGCTACTTCTGCTGCGTATCTACTGGCGACAGCTGCGGCTTCGCCGGCAAAGAGTCTTTATGCTTCTCCAGAGGCCTTACTGGCCTCGGTTGCGACAATTCGTCGAAGAGTCGATCAGACAGAGAGACTCGAAAAAGCAGGTGTTAAGATAACACAGTTCTCCGGAGGTAGCAAGAAGGGGTGGGGAGACCCCAATTCGAAGATGTCTCCAGAGGAGCTGGAACATTGGAAGGCCGAAGCGGTATCTTCGACGAAAGAATTTCAGAAATCCGTAGCTACTTTCGGCTACGGATCAGAACAGTTTTGGGCGGATCAGCAAGGCGCCGTGCTGTCCGCAAAGGTGGCCGGCGTCGTAAATCATGTACAAAGGAGAAATCCAATGACTGAAGAGGAAATGAGGGCTGAACTCGAGAAGCAGTCGAAGCAATTGGCTGAACTGCTTGAAGTGTCGAAAACACAAGCATCACGAATTCAAGGGGAGGCCGACGCACGCAAGAAGGTCGAGGCGGAACTCGCGCATGAGAAAGCCAAGGCACAGGCGCGTGAAGCTCAGCTCGAAGGTAAAATCGTCGAAGGCTCCGAGGCGCTTGAGTCCCTGGCGGACGTCGTCACCAAGGCTGGCAACGCCTGGATGAGGTATCTTCCCGAAGTCGCGAAGGTTCCGGTGACTCCGGCGACTCCTTTCGGGAAAACGCCGAAGGAGCAGCCAGGTCTGAACGGTGGAAAGCGGAATGCTGCCGGCATGTCCCGTGAAGAACTTGCAGCCGAACTCGAGGCGAAGGGTGCCTCTTTCCTGGATGAGATCGAATAAGCAACACTCCACCAACCCGAAGAGGGTTCGGTTCTCCGGAGTACCGCGCCTAAGGCGCAAGAAAAAGAAAGGCGGTATCTGATGACGTCGAGTTATGATTTCTCTGACGCTGTAAAGCGAGCGCTGCAGGAAGCGGCGATGACACTTGGGCAGTATCGCCCGAAGTATCTGCAGGCTCCCTACACCGAGGCCCGTCGGTTTCCGGATGGTCTGATTTCCAATCAGGTGCCCTTCGAGATCGATCTGTTCCCGGCAGAAGTAGGGGACTTCAGAACCTGGGGTGTGGAAGGCGGGAACTCAGTTCTGCGGCTCGGGTCGACAACCAGGATGGGTACAATCTACCAGTACCCGATGCAGGTGTTTCTGACGATCGATGAGATCACCCGTCGAATGATTCGAGGGCAGCCTTCGCTGCGGCTGAAAGCCGCAAAGGTGCTCGGAATGCAGTGCAAGATGTTCAGATCGCGGGCGTTCTTCGATGCGCTCAAACTGGCGGTCGACGAGAATGAGGCAGATGCGATTCCGAACCTCAGTCTGCCCTCAGCGCTGTTCGGAGAAGCTGCGACACCTCTGGATTACGACATGGTTCACGACGCTCTGGACTTCTACTCCGGAGACTATCGTGAAGCCTGCAACACGTGGTACACACACACGGACAACCAAAGATGGTTTGAGATGGAGGCGGACCGGGCGCCGTCCGAAGCGAAGCTCAAATGGATCTCCAGAGGAGCTGCCGAGGCCGGCTTCCCGAAGGGTCGGGTTCTCATGGAAGGGATTCCGGTAATGTTCGTACCCTTCGACGATCTCGAGGTACAGAAAGACTACGCCGACTACACCCGCGCTGGCCTGCGGTATCTGACCGATCCTGAGTCAGAGTACAACGAGGAGACCAATCCGTACAGTTACAGAACCTTCCTTGCCACGGATTACGTGGTCAAGGAGTACACCGGATGGTCACCCGGCGAAATGCAGATGGATACACCACCGATTGCAGCGGGGACCAGTGGACATCCGGCAAACGGGCAGTCCGCCGGCAATACCTGGTATCTCGCCATGATCCACAGTCCGATCATCGAATTGCCGAAAGATTCGTGGGATCGCATCGGTCTCTGTGAAATTCTGCACGCTCTTCCTTCGGGCGATTCTCAGGTCTGATTTTCTTCGGTTCTCCAGAGCACCTGCCAGTTTTCTTTCCGCATTTTCAAATATTCTCTTGCCTCTGCGTGTGTGATCAGCTATACTTATAGTAAGCAGCGTCGTCTCTTTCTCGAGCGAGACACTCCTTCTGGTAGACACGACTGGGAGTTGGTTTTTGACGACGTGCTTAATTTCTCTGGAGCACCTATGGCAACACAACAGCTCGCCACACGCGAAGATTTCTACATACACGGGCTTGAAAAATCCCGTATTAAGGATGAATATACCTCTGACGAGGATTCCTCCGTGATAGATGCGTGGTTGCGTGCAGCCAGCGGTAAGGTGCTTGACGCTCTTGGACATTTCATGATTCTTCCCTTGGTTAGCTGGGGAGAGGTGTTAATAGAATACGTCTGTGTGCTCGCTGCATATAGTGCCAAGAGTGTAATTGGTTTACCTTCGTCTGAGGTAGAGTGGCCTCAGATTGAAGCCCGATATGCGTTTATTCTCGACGAGTTAGAGCGCTGGACTCGGCGTAAACGTGCGCCGACAGGTACAATTGACTCCTCTGGAGAAACAGACAGTCCAGATGAACACCCGGGGACGCCGAAGATCGGTGGTTATAGGGCAATCAATATTAATCCTTGGTGACGCGTGATACCCTGGCTTGACCCTTATGACCACTTTGAAACCTGCGCAGCGGCGTATGCCGCTCGGTTTCCGGGTGATGACATTAAGTGGTACTACGGCGGTAACGCACTGTCGCAGAATACCGCTCAGTGTCGTGTTGTCTACGTGTCTCGGGATGATGTTGATCAAGATGAGCATCAACTTTACAAAGGAGCACTTGACATGAGTGTCTCCGGAGAAGACGATCAGGAGGATCTCCCGGACACTATCCAGAACGACGGTATTGGAGTGTCTGTATATTGCTTTGGTACCCGACGACAACTACTTACATACAAGATTGCAGATACCGTTTTCTTTGGTCTTAGGGACAGAGTAGCTACGATTCTCCGGAGTAGTGCGGTAGGGCCGAAGAATCTCACTTTTGAGCGGTCGGGCTTCCCGCAGGGGGATTTTTCAAATCTGTCTACAGCGTTGTGGACGTGGGTACACAACGTAAGGTACTGGATACCGTTATTTGATCTTTCGACAGCGGAAGGCACTGTTTACCTTCCGATCACTCAGGTTGACATTGAAGAGGGTGAGGTAAACGATGGAACTTCCTAACACTTCCGGATCCTTCGATCCAGGGTATTTGGCTGCATCAGGTTCACGAGATGTGTACAAGGTCTTGTGTCATGTCGGCTGCTCCTCCACAGGAACGGCCAACTTGCTCACGAAGTGCAACAGCAACAGCCTCATTGAGAGTTCCTTCGGGCTCGGGCCGTTGGTTCGAGTGGGGAAGAACGCACTGGCGAAGTTGCGTGTGCCTCAGTTGCTGTGTAAGGCTGCAACGGCTGTCGCCGGTTCCTGTGGCTTGACTCGGTATGCAGCGTCCAGTACGGCCTCCGAAAGTGCCACTCCGGAAGATATCGGAACCGTTGTGTTCTCCGGAGCGGCCCTTGACGATTTCGAGTTGCTCTGGAAGTTTACGGTTGGGGGTGTCATCGGCGGAGACGCTCGTGGAAGGCTCTCTCTTGACAACGGCTCAACCTGGTTGGATGAGGTAGCGGTATCTGGTGCTACGATTGTCAATGCACTCTCGGGTGTCACGTTGACATTCAGTGACGACGCCGGTGATTTTCCGGTTGGTACGTATTGGAGATGTCGTACCGTTGCACCGGCTATGTCTGTGGCCGGAATGTCAGCCGCGCTTGACGCTCTTTCGACGCAGATGGTTGAGCGTTTTGGAATGGTTGTGGTGCATCAAGGATGGAATACGGATGATTTGGCGGAGGCTCTTGAGGCTGCTGAGGATGCAGCTCAAGACGGACCTGCGAAGTTGAATTTGTATTCGTGTTTCCTGTCGTTTCGACGACAGGACGTAACAGGTGAAGACGGTTTCGGTACTGCAGGTGCTCCGGAGACAGACGCTCAGTATGAAACATCGGCTGTCGGGTTGGAGTACGCCGGCGGTCTTCGCGTTCTCAAAAGTCACGGTGAGTTTCGAACGCAGGACCTGGTACACGGCTTGAAACCTCGACGGCTGAAGCTCGAAAATGAAATGTACCGGTTCGTCGCGTCGGACTACAAGCAGGAGTTGATGGATACCGACCTGGGTCCGATTGAAGACGTACTGACGAGCTACTCAACGGAGGAAATCGGCGGATCGCTCTACCCAAGGCAGTGGCTCGTCACTAGGCAGCACCCGGGTTACGTTGGGCACTATCTTGCTGGGGGACTGATGTCCACACCCCCAGATAACAAGATGAAGTATATCTACGTGCGTCGGATCGCCGACTTGATTGAGGAGCGGCTCCGGAGATATGCTGTACACGTCTATGGAAAGTTTGCGGCTGCGCTTGCGACGGGAGGTCTTACGACAGACGCTCAGAGATTCTGGAGCGGGGAGTTCTACAAGTCGGCGATGAGTCTCATCGATGGCAATGTGCTTCTCGGTATTGTTGTCACAGTCGCCGATTCGACCACGAACGATTCGACGGTTCAGATGGTTGTTGGTTGGGATTTCACTGTGGCTCTGCCGGTCGGTAGTGTCACGCTCAACGGTTCATTCTCTATCGGGCAGTAATACGCCGATCGGCGGTTCTCCGGAGGATACTTCCATGCAGAAGTTCGATGATCCTGTCTACACAACTAAGGCAGCGTCTTTTGTTTCGAAGCGAATCAAGTTCATTCGTGGCGACGGCTTAACGAAGGTATATCGGCTGTTTAAGAGTTGCGATGGCCGAGAACTCAAGAACAACCGCAAGCACATGCAGGGGCAGTATCAGACGCCGAAGGCGTGGTCTGCGGGACAGCAGGATGGTCCAGGTTCCGGCTCGTATACCTTAGGGCATAGCTCTTGGATGGACTGCTACATCAACTTCTTCAAAGGCTCCCCGCTGGGGAATACCTACGATATCGAGATTCTCACCCAGGAGAACGGAATTGACTATATCGAGGAGTACCGTGGGGTGAACAATGAGTCTCACAAGGAAGAGAATGCAACAGAGGGTGGGGAGCCCCTTGCGGAGAATGTATCCTTCGGTTTCCTTGAGTACCGTCTCAACGGTCTTCGGCAGTATGACCCGGAAGGTTGGACGTTCAGTCTGGACGTGCAAATTGAGGCGTCGATCAGCCTTCAGTTTGCGTAATTAGTACCGTAAGTGCTCCTCCAGAGGAGCGAAAAAGGAGTGTCTCATGCAACTCGATCCGAAAGTGTTTGCGGTAATTCGGGAGGCTAATCCTGGCTGCGCCTTGAAACAGGTGTTCATAGATCCTGAGGCTCTTACTCAGGAGGAGGCGGAAGATTGTCCGTTTGTAGTCGTTCGACGTCTTCGTGCCCCAGACTGGGACATGATTGACAAGATCAAAGAGAAGAACGACAAGCTGGCTAAAGGAGAGAAGCCGGTATCCTTGGATCGTGTTGCTTGTAGGATGGCCTGCGTCTACTGTCACCCTGGAGTTACAGTAGACGACCTTCTGGATGAGTTTGTCTACTTTCAGAACCAACTGGCCCAAGCACTGTACATCTTCAGTGGAGGTGGCAGCCCTTTGGTATTGCTGTTGCCCAAGAACGTGAACTCGACCGAATAGGACGACTTAGGGACTGGACGCGGGAACTTCTCCGGAGTAGTCAAACGTCGATTCCGATAATCGACGGCGTTCAGTTCGCCTTAGACATCTTTAAGTCAGAGCAACTGGATAGTATCGAACTTACCTTTGCTGCGCAGGCTCTCCTGGCCTCGCGACAAACACCGGTATCTGCTTTGGCAGTAACCGGGGCGACACTGGAGTTTCTTCAAATGTACGATCTTCGACAGCTTTTGAGAGGACCTAAGAAGAAATGACTGCGAAGGAACTTAGGGCTGCCGAACTTGCCCGTGTCGAACAGTTGGCACAGGCAACACACCGGCAAACACTCCAAACGATACGTCAACAGTCTGAGACCGCTGCTGCGCAGTGGAAAGCTGCGCGGCAGGAGTTCGACTTGTCGAATAGAGCTGCTACTAAGAAGCTTCAGGCTTTTAGGTTACAGGCTACACAGCGAGATGCCCAGTGGTCTGCTGCACGTATTGCGATACGTGAGGAGGAGATACTTCAGAAGGCTTTTGCTCACGATCGTCAAAATGAATGGAGGCAACAGTCTCAATTTCTCCGGAGACAATCAAACAACGATCGAATATCTGCTATCCGGAGAATGAATGCTCAGACCTTGGTTAGACAGAATCAAGCAGCTCTGAATCAGGCACAGTTGACAAGATATAGGCAGCAGCTTTTTGCGGATACTCTTCAGCATAAGCGTCTGATGACTGATCAGGTACTTGTCAACCAAAATCAAATGCTTAACTACCGTCGGCAGCTGTATGCACAGCGGTTGACGAACGGTGCTGCGTTACATACTCAACGGATGGCTCAAGCTCAAGAGCGTGCGACGCAGCGACAGATGCTTCGTGGTTCCGGTGGAGGTGGTGGAGGAGGGGGATTCGGAGGAAGACCGGGAGCTTTTGGCGGTTTCGCTTTTGGCCCCCGCTACGGTGTTCTTACCGCGCTAGCAAGTCTTGGTCCAATAGGTACAGCTTTGGGAGCTGCTGGACTTGTAGCCGAAGCTGGCTTAACTGGATTTGCTGCCGTAGCGAAGATGCTGGCTGGGTTGGGTGTCGCTGCTGGTGCTGCGACAATATACGTCGCGAAGTGGTATGAAGAAGCCGTTGGGTTTAATCAGCAGGCTAACGGCATTATTGATGCTTTGGCTGGCGGGAATAAGGATCTCGCTGTCGGATTAGGAGACTATCTCCGGAGAGAGGTAGCCAGACAGACGCCGCTTACTACCAGAGATACCTTGCTCATGACACCTAAGTTCATGAGTATGGGTAAAAGTCTTTCTGAAGCTGACTTTCTTACCCAGTTTAGCTCTGACGTTGCCTTCGGTCTGAATCCGAAAGATGCTACACGTGCGATGCATCTCACAGAGAAACTTGTTGGAGACGTCATTTCTAAGGGGCGTTTTCAAGCAGAAGAAGGGCGTCAGGCGGCTAATCTCGGGTTGCCCTTGGCAATGATTCGGCAGAATATTTTTGAGCAGTGGAACTCAGCTGAGTTTCAGAAACTGAATCCTCGTGTAGGGAAGTTGAAGAATGTTTCGGAAGTGATGGAGAAGATCTCCTCCGGAGAAGTTGGCCCGAACATGGTGATAAACGCCTTTGCGGCGGTCTCCAATCAGCGATTGCGACGGGAAAAGACCGGAGAATATTCCGTTTGGGCGACTAACAACACGATTCAAGGTTTGATGAGTCAGCTTGCGTCTTTCCCAATTGAGATCGCAGATGTGATTGCTCAACGAAAGGGGGGGTCGGCTGACAAAGTTATGGAGATGCTGCGAAGTTTTGTACCGACTCTTGGGAGTACGTCTTCACAAGAACGTATTGCTGTTGGAATAGACAAGGCTGTCACTTCGCTGTTGGGATTCAGCACAGGGTTCGTTAAGAACTTTCGAGGTTTTGATTTTTTGAACGATATTGTTGGAGGCATAAGCGCCTTCAATTGGGAAGAGTTTGGGAAGTTTGGAGCGGAGTCTGTGAACTGGGTCGGCAGTGCGTTCAAAGGTTTTATGTTGGCAATGGAGGACAGTCGTCCGAAATTTCAGTCAATCTTCGGCGGAATGATGAAGTTCTTCGATTCTCCGGAGAAGGTACGGGAAACTACGAATGCACTGATCGAACTTGCCGTCGCGTTGACGGACTTGGGTGCTACAACCATAAAGGTTCTGGATTTTCTGGCAGCTCCTTTGAAAGATCGCTCCTCTGCCGTAGAAGAGCGGGCAAGAATGAATTTTGGTGGTAAGCTGAATCCGCTCACTTGGACAGGTGCAGCGGTCGATGAAGTTTTCAACGCCTGGGATAACTACATTTGGAATCCAGCGGCTGGTGCAATAGGCGGTGGATATCAAAGCTTAGATGACGCCCTAAAGGAATATCACGAAAAGAAAGAAACTGAAAGACAACAGCGATCGGTAGACCCGAATCTTGGATCGCGAAATTTCTCCGGAGGAGGCGCTGTGTTCGGAGATATCAACATATATCAGCAACCGGGGGAAGACGGTGAAGCGCTTTCTCAACGGGTGGTAGCCGGTATTGTGGGCGAACTGAGAGGACTTCCGGCATGAGTGCAAAAATTCTTTGGGGCTCAGAGCCCCCACGACACATCGCGAATCCAGGCCCTGCACAAATGTTGTACCTTGGTACGACCCAAGACGATCTTTGTCCTGGGTTGCTTACACTCTCCGGAGGAGTTCGGTCCTTCAAATACCGTCTTGAGCAAGAAGAGCGGATGTTCGCAACGTTCGTATACTTCAGCGGTTTCAAGGTTCCGGCTTTCAAAGCAGCGTTTCAAATCTGGAATGAACCGCAGTACGAAGAACTGCTGCGGCTGTATGAGAAGTACGCCCCCCGTCCGCTATTGAGTCTACGAGGGGGTGCAGTCCAAGTCACAAACCCTATTCTGAATGAACACCCCAGTCGTATGATGCTCATCAACGACTGGGCACCGCCGGTTGCTCCGGAGGTAGGACTTAGTTACGTTTACAGTTTCACGCTGCTTGAGGCATTCCCGCGACGGTTCGTTCCGAAGCCACCTTCGGCATCGGATAAGGATAAAGGCTTGGTTCGAGACGTTCCACAGGATACGAAGAGGGCTATCAATCCGAACGCCGAACTTGAACGGAAGTGGAACGCTCATTTACTGAGGTCGAAGGAGCCCGCAGCGGTATACCAGACGCCAGCAAAACCTTTGGTTCAAGCGCCTCCGAATATGTCCTCGGCTATACCTGAGACACCCTATTCGGACTACGATTACGGAGTACAGCAGTAGTGGCTACGCTTTCATATACTGGTCTTCACGAACCGCTTACAGCGTTTCGAACCACAGTACAGCTTCCCGCGCAAGGGGCTTGGAGGATTTGTCTCGAGTTGCCGGAAGAGGTAGCCAACCTTACACAGGTGCAGGTGACTTTTCGAGATATCCTCTTTAGCGGGAAGGTGGTAGCATCTGAACGACAGAGTCGGACGTATCACGTTGATATCCGGCCAGGAAAAGGGCTGCAAAGTATTGCACAGGCCAGGAGTTACTCCTCCGGAGCAGTTGCAACTATGATTCGGGATGCGGTATCTGATTGCGGTGAAACACTGTCTGTGCAGTCAGTGCTGAGTACAAAGATAAAGGATTGGTTTCGTTTTCCTGGCCAGACACTGCCTCAGATATTGGGTCAACTAGGTGTCAAGTGGCACTGTTTGGCCTCTGGAGAAGTAGTCGTAGGCGAAGTGTGGCCTGAAGACGATACTGGCGAAAGTTACTACCTGTCTTCGCACCCTCAAGCAGGAATTCAGCAGTTAATGTTGGAGCCTGAGACCTTCATTTGGCCTTCGGTTACTGTAAAGGCAGTGGAATACACTGCCAGTGCAGAAAATAGTGCGCATTGCGTGGTGCAGATGTGATCGCAGAAGCTCTTATAGTGGAAATTGTACGTCTTTGTCGCGACAGGCTTGGAATTCGTTTTCTTCAGCCTCGCCGTGGTATTGTAAGGACTGTGTCTGTTGATGGTACTTGTGTTGTAGACGCCTGGGGGGGACAGATACCGAAGGTCAAGGTTATGCAGCCATGGCCAGGCTGTACACTTACTTTTCAGAAGGGTGCTGATGTACTGTTGGAGTGGCCTCGTGTCTCTGGAGATACTGAAGACGCTGCTGCACCGGGCGAGTTGCCTGTCATCGTAGGCTTTTATTCAGGCACCTCAGTATCTGTGACTATTCTTCCAGGAGGGGCCGCTGCTGCTCGTGTAGGGGATGACGTACAAATGTCAGTTGTTACAGACCCAGGATTCGTATTGTGGGCGGCAGCGGTGCAGGCAGCTTGCTTGACGACTCCGGGTTCGAGTGCTTTTCAAGCTGCAATGGCGGCAGCCAATGCACTCGGGTACACCTGGCCTCCTGTTACAGTAGATAGTAGGATCACTTCGGGGAGTGGAAAGGTAAATATCGGATGACCGCCGCAATCGAAGATGTCAATCTCTTTGCCACGACTGAACATCCGGCATCTGTCGTTGTGTCTATGAGTACAGATTTGGTATTTGCCGGTTGTGTTGTGGCTGTAGCTACTCCTACTGAAGCAGCGAGGTACAACCTATTTCGATATCGTGAAGGTGTCTGGCAGTGGGACGCTTCAGGAGGAGCAGGAGAGTTGTGGGTGGAGTCGGCTGTCTGGCCAGGAGGTTTTTCTGCGAGTTTTACTTCTCCAGAGAAGGTAGATTCGGACTTTGCTTTTGTCGAAGTGTATTGTTCGCCCGCTTGGACGGGGCCAGATGTTGCTTTCAACTGGCCAGCATTAACGACAGAGCTTGAAGATGTGGCACAGCGGGTGATGCGAGGTTACTACGCTTCGTTAATAGGTGGATCAAAACTTCCGTGTGTAGACATAACCGATTTGCTTGGGTCGATGGTAAACCCTGTACTTAAGAACACGCTCGAACGAATTGTGGCGGAAATGGATGACATAGAAAGCCACACCTTTGTTCAGGAAGGAACCACGATCATTATTTCGTTTGTACTGTACTCCGGAGCGGAAGGCTCCGTAGCTCTGGAGCTGAACAATGAACTATTCTGACCTTCTTGTTATCGAGACACAGGAAACTGTTGACGCCCGGTTGCGGGCTGCGGCGGCTGTGAAAGGGGCACAACCTGACACGTGGAAAGATCGCGGGATAATGGCCGTGATTGTTTACGCGGTCAGTGTTGTATTCGTACTGATATACGACATGATCCGCTTCTTCGCAGGAGGAGCAGCTTTCACAACTACTTCTGTGGAGACACTTGCAGAACGGTGGGCATACTCCCAGTTTGGCTTGACGAGGTTGCCTGCTGAAGCGGCGGTGTTTTCAGTTACTGTGGCTGTGGAAGAGGGTCAACCAGCAGCGGACCTCACAACGGACTTCCGTATAAGCACCTCTTGGGGGCAGGAGTATTTTCTTCAGACCGCAGTCGTAGTTGATAGTGGTACTTCAGAGGATCTCCTGTTTCAAGCTGTAGTCGCCGGAATAGAAGGCAATGTTACACCGGAACAACTGGTGAACATCGTGACTCCGATTGTTGGGGTTACGATTACTCCGGTTGTGATCTACTCCTCTGGAGTAGATAAAGAAACGATACCGGCTCTTCACGCACGTTGTCAGCTTACCCTTGGAGGAATCGGGGCAGGTGCGCAGGAGTTCGTTCAGAACCTAGCCATCAATACGGATCCTTTGTTGACGAAGGTAAGGACACGCGTTGACAGTACTGCGGCAGGTGAGATGATTGTCTATGCTGGGCAAACAGCGGAGGCAGCAAATGTGGACCAGGTTGCTGCACTAGCTGCGGCAATTGAAGCCCTGCAAGTTTTTCAAGCTGTTTCTGTGACAGTGTTGGCCGCTACTCCGGAGGAGCTGGAGATTAGCGGAACGGTTACTGTATACCCTGGTCGTAAAGCTGAGGCAGAAGAAGCGGTATCTGATGCCATAGCTTTGTGGCAAGCATCGCTGAGTTATGGTGACGAGATCCCGGCTTCAGATATTTGGCGTAAGAATTTCGGTCTCGATGCTGAAGAGAACGCTGTGGTGGGTATATTTTCATCACCTGCAATTGAGAAGATAGTTGACTTACTTCCAAATACCGTGTATACTGGATCTCAATGGGGACTTACTGTTCTCGTCAATTCTTTGGTTTTCTTTGATTCTGCGGAGTAGTCTTGTTTCCGACTCGCGACAGATTTTTTGCCGAACTTCCTCGATGGCTTGTCAATTTGCCTGGATCACAAGTTTGGGCGGTTGTAGCTGCTATTGGCGAAGAATTGGAGCGGGTTGCGTACTTATCACGGATCACTTGGCAGAGTTGGCTGATCGTGAATCAGCCGGTTGATGCACTTAAGTTCTCTGGAGAACTCCGTAAGCTTCCTAGATACAGCCTTGATACAGACCAATCGTACAGGAACCGTATCTGGCAAGCTCTGGAGTTTTACAAGTTTTTAGGTACTAGTAAGAGCATAGTAGACACTTTCGCTCTTCTTGGTTATACAGCCGAGGTTATTTGTGAGAAGGATTGGACACCCGAGACGAAACCCGACGAAATCGAGATGTGGAATCGTTTCTGGGTTCGAGTTGAAGGCTTTGAAGTCGAATCTTGGAATCAGCCCCTGAAGACTTGGAATGAGCCAACTGAGGTCTGGAATGCGAGTTTCGACGGTGCCTTGTTGGAAGAGATGCGACAGATTGTGCTTCGGTGCCGGTTTGCTGGTAATCTCTTTGTTGGTTTTATTTTCGTGCAGCCGGGCGGATCAGAGGTCTTTGTCATTCTTAACGATGAGTGACTCCGGAGAAGTAATGTCCACGGAATATACCCCTCAGAACGTCAAACACGACACCGTAATAATTCCGGCCGGAAATGAGCCTCACGTATGGGATGACACTCCTGTTGATGGAGTTGTATACCCGGGTCCGTATGTGAAGGATCTACTCGAAGATCTCGCTGATAATGCCGAGCATGCTGAACAGGCCGCTTCAGTAGGGCCGACTATGTTTGCTGTGCAGCATGATCCAGCAACCGGTTACCATACAGGAGTATCTACTCAGTCTCCGGATGGCTGGGGTTCGTCATTGTTCGTGCAAGGTCCTCCGGAGAATCACGGCATTCCGATTATGCAGGTCATTGCTTCGATACCTGCAGGTGCGGCGCCGCTTATTACAGTTGATGACGATTCCGTGGAAGTTTCGGAAGATAAGCTATTACGAGCTGGGCAGACGAGACTGCGCGCGGGAAGTGCGAATAGTCTCAAACTGGCTATATATAATGATGTCGCCGACGACGACGATCAGCCGCAGTTGGCTGTGATTGATTCTGACGGTTCTCCATATCGCTTCTCTGTAGATAAACTTGGACGTGTTTTGGCCAACGCTCTTTCAGCAGATACCTTACTCGCGGAGACGGTAACGGCACAACAATTTCTATTCCACTCCTCCGGAGTGGCTCCCAAATACTATACGAAGCTTGGTACGAGCTTCGAGTTGGTTGAAACGACATTAGTCACGGATGTGGTAAGAGAAAAACCCGGGATACTATCCTGGCGTGGAAATACAGATACTGAATTTGAAGCAGAAGTAGTCTTTGCAGCTGACGATGTTATCACCGGTTTTCGATCATGTGTACAAATAACTGGTACTGCACCAGGTTCGACAGGGGCTGTCGTGTATTTGTACAAACTTCAAAAAACGTCTGGGGCGGCAGAAGCAATTGCTTTGCAAGCCTGGCCAGATACCGTGGCGACACGAACTGTCGGTGCGTGGGTGGCGACTTATGTAGACCTGATCACGCCACTTGCCGAAGCGATAGACCTTGAGAATAACGCGTACTTTATCCGCGTTCAATTCGAAGCTCCTTTTGGTATAGACGACGTTTCACGGCTATTTTTTGCTGAAATTCGTACAGAGCGCACTACACTTTAATTCTCTGGAGAAGTGATGGCAGACGTACCCGGTACTGGGTCGAATGGCAAGGTGCTTTTTGTTACAGAATTGGCAGCACGCCTCGATGCCATTCTCGACCAGTTGGAAGCCCTTGCAGGTGGCTCCTACGGAGCATTTGATTACTGTGAAGTCTTTGTTCCTGTGGAGGATCAGTTGGACTACCTGTGGGGTACAGGGAGTCAACAGGAGGGGGAGATTGATAGCGACGCTCGTACTGAGGCGCGCAATGCAATGGTGCAGTGGGGAGTAGCAATGCTTGCTCCACTGCTTGACTACACAATCTTGGAGGACAGACTTCGATTGGCAACAGGAAAAGCCCCTACTGCAGAGCAGGTTGCAGCTGGGGAACCTCTGGTAGTACGTGTGAAACGGTCTGCTACATAACCGCTCCGGAGAACCGGAGCACTTAAAAAGGAAGGCGGTATCTGATGGCTCTTCGAACAGTATTGTCTCTGATCCCGACAGCTGGAATTCTTCCTGGTAAGATCAAGCTGGACGAGGCGTTCAACTTCACCGGCACTTTGCAGAAGTCTGGCGTGGACATCGATCCCAACCAGAATCTGACCTATGCTCGAGTCAAGTGTGCTACTCTGGCCGACATTCCGAACCTGGCCTCCGGAGCACCCTCCGTGATCGACGGGTACAATCTCCAGCAGAATGATGATGTGCTGGCCTGGATGCAGGATCCGGCGACCGAGAACGGCATCTACAACGACGACACTGTCGGATCAGGGTCCAACGGTGTGATGACACGGGCGACGGAACGGGATGCGGCTGCGGAGCTTCCGCAGGGTATGCTGGTGTACGTGCAGAATGGCGCGGTGCATGGTGGGAAGTTGTTCAAGCTCACCTCGGCTGTGGTCACCATCGGCTCCGACGCTGTGACGTTCGAGGAGCAGGAAGAGGGCCTTTCGCCCATTACTGCAACCGGCGAGCCCGCGGCGCTGGCAGATGGCGATGGTTCGACGCTGATCTTCGATCTTCCCTACGCCGGAACGGTCGCACTCACGGTGTATGTGGATGGAATCATGCAGCTCCCGACGACGTGGTCCATCGGAGCAGGAACCGGAACCGGCGGTGTGGACGAGTTGACGTTCGGTGCGGGGAACGCCCCGGCCAACGGCGCCAAGGTCGAAGCGCAAGGTCTCCGTCGCGTCTGATCTTCTCTCGAGTAGTTCGGAGTTCTCCAGAGTAGTCTCTAACCGCAAGCCGTTGATCCTTGGGTCGACGGCTTGTGTTTTCTACAACAAGAAAAATTTTATTGTTGACCTTACTGCTGAGATGTGATATACTGTCTTCAGTTCAAGTGGTTAGTCTTCTATTTGAAATCGAAAGGAGACAGTATGAACAGTGCTTGTGCAAAGTGTGGTTGTGCGTTGAATGAGTGTGAATGTGACGTAGAAACGGAGGAGGCTCCTCTGGAGGAGGAAGAAAGGGAATACAGGTGTCATTGCTCAGAACACAGCCAGCAACTTCCTGTGGAGACACTGGAGGAGCTGAAGGAATCAGAGCTGGAACTGGAGACGCTTTCTGAAAAGCAGTTGCGACTGAATCTGGAGATACGACGCCGACTTCAGCGAACAGAATTCCAGTCCGAAATGCGAAAAACGCCAGACTGGTGGACAACTACCCTGTGATTCGCATAGCCGCAATCGACAATATCTTCACGCCCGGCGCCTACCAGGTCGTCGAAGGGCAATTTGTGTCCCGGAAAGGGCGGGACATCACCGGGTATCCGTACACTACCCTTGAAGAAGCCTTTCGACCGACAAATACCGCTGCCTGCTGTTCAGTGTATAACCTTCGTTCTCCGGAGGAGCCAGACGAACTCTTTCCTTGGGTTCGTTTCACTGGACCTCAGGCGCGACGGGAGTGTGGACTGAAGGTGTCTGTAGAGTGGTTACATCTGGAGTTCGACCTTGTCACAGATCCGGCAGGTCAGAAGGTTTGGCCTGGGGTCTCGCAGGACAAAGACGGTATCTGGCGTGCTTCCGACAAGGCAGCCGGGCTGTGTGAAATCTTCTGTGAATCGGTTTGTCCCGGTTGGAATTGGTATATGAGTCGAGGCGGCCTGCACATTCTTACACCGATCGAGCCCGTACCATATGAGCAAGCTTTGGCGTATGCTGATGCTTTCATTGAAGGACTGCTTCCTGCAGTGAAGAGGGTTGCTGCGGAGCTTCAGATACCGCTGTCTTTGGACCGGTCTTGTGCGCAACCGTCAAGACTTATGTATCTTCCACAGATTGATAAGCCGGGACAAGGAACCTTGCGCCTTCCACACAGTATGCAGGGCTTGGAAGCGTCGATTCGGTTGCCAAAGCCAACTTGGCTTGCTTCTCCAGAGAAGCAACGATCGAAGTCACCCCTGAACCTGGAGCGTTGTGAGCGAAGGTGGATGGAGAACTTTGCTGCCCGCTGGATGAAGTCACACTTTGATTGGCTGGCCCAGGCAAGGGTGGGGGATGGCGTTAACAATAGGTTGTACGCTGTGGGCGGGGATGTTCGACAGCTTGGTGATATAGGCTTGCTCGGAGATACGGAAGGCTGGCTCCGGGCCGCACTGGAGTTGTGGCCAGATGCACACGCCGAACAAGCTGTGTATAATGGTTACAACAACGGTTTTGGTACACACACCGTGGCGGTTGGTATCTCGGATCTCCAGCGATACCGAGATGGAAAAGAACGAGCACAGAAGCTCGCAAAACTTTTAAGATAACACTCCTCCAGAGAAGTCGCCAGAACAGAGGTACGTGGTGGAAGTTTCTGAGTACGCTCGACGAGAGTTAGCGGTAAAGATTCAACGCTTCTCTAACCTTGGAGACGACTCCAAAATCGAAAAGGTTATTGAAGCACTCCAGAGGCTCATTGGCTGGGCCGGCGCGGTATCTGCTACACTCGGAGAAAACTTTCCATCGAAAGAAGAGATTTACGATCAGGTAATTGAGGCTCTTAGATTTGATTTTGATACTGATGCTCTGGTGGCTGTTCTCGACGGGGGCTGGGATGCAGGCCAGATGCAGCCTGTCAATCTCGCGCGGTTAAAGGCGCAGGCAGATACCGCTTGGCGACAGGCGTTACTACGTAACCCTGTCACCGGTTTGATTGATACAGGTATCGCCAATCTCACATCAATTTTTCGTAACGACCCCGCTTGGGCCGGCTGTCTAGGTTACGACACCCTGCTCAAGAAGGTCACGATCGAACGACCCTTGCCGCTGGCGCTCGATGCTTCGACTCTGGACGAAATAGCTCCGGAGACATCTGTCGTCAAAGACTCACTCACTCAGGCACCGGATTTCGTACTGCCGGCCGTCATTTCACACCCGACAGCCTTCGGTCTTATGTCATCTTGGTTCTCAGAGGCGTGGCAACTTTCTGTGAACAGTAAGAATGCGCTGATTCAAGCCGCTCAAACGGCGGCTATGTTCCAGCGCTCTAATCGGGCGTTGGAGTGGGCTAAAAAACAAGTGTGGGGAGGTGAACTGCGGCTGATACCACCGCACTACGGCCAAAAAGATGCTCCGGAGGAGCCGAGTCGTCTAGCTTTATGTTTTACGGATGACATTGAATACGCCACCAGAGTTGTCACTCCTTTTCTTCGGATATTCGTTCTGTCGTTTGTTGCTCGGTTGCTAAAACCCGGCTGCAAAGTTGACACACTGCTTGTACTTGAAGGGCCACAAGGATTTCGTAAGAGCACGTCGATGGCCCTTCTTGTTCCACATAAGATTTATTTTTCTGACTCCCCTCTAGAACTTGGGGATAAGGAAGGGCTCCAGGCGGGCAGTAGTATTCTCATGCGGGAAATTTCGGAGCTTGATAAGCTCCTCTGGAGAAAGAACGCGGCCGAGCTTAAGGGCTGGGCACGTTCGAGCACAGATCACTACCGTGCACCTTATGACACAGAATTTAGGATGTATGCACGAACTTTCGTTACCTACTGTACAGTAAACGCAGAGGGAGCTTGGCTCAACGACTCAGGCAAACAGCGCGGATATATGCCGATAACTGTGCACCGGAATATCGATACAGACTACATTGCTGAGTTCCGAGGGCAAATTATTGCAGAAGCTATTGCGCTTTTAGCAGCAGGCTGGAGTTACTTTCCGAACGCGGAAGAGACACTTCTCATAAATGAGGAGATGAATACTCGCCTGGTTCCGAACGCCCTTACGGAAGTAATTCGAGAAGACCTGTATAGGTATGGGCTTACATTCGTCCAAACTATGGATGTTGCGCAAGTGCTGCTAGATGTAACGAAAGAACGGATTGACAGTAAAGTTAGCGCAAATATCTCCACAGCAATGACAGCCCTTGGTTGGTCTCAAGGGCGTGAATGGCGAGGGCCAAGTCGACTTGTCGGCTGGAAAGCCCCGACAACCTGGCGGCCAGCTCCGACAGGCTGGGATAGCGTAGCAGCGCCTCGCAAGGGACAATTCGCCCGGCCGGTCGGCACTTCTCCAGAGAAGTCGCAGTGGGCAGATGACTCGAAAGAGAACATCGTACAGTTTGATTCGCTTCGAAAGAAAGGCGGTATCTGATGTCTTACGTTAAGCCGCCTTTCAGTTGGAGCGGAGGAAAGCGAAAACTTCTACCTCACATTCTTTCACAGATACCGTACAGGATTCGGAACTTTTATTCTCCATTCCTTGGTGGAGGTGCTCTGGAGATAGCCGTATTACAGACAGCAACAGTTGAAGGAGACGTTTTTCTAAGCGACGTTAACCCTCGCCTGATCCAACAGTGGAAGTTTATTCGCGACTCGGTATCTGCCGTCCTCGAGGACCTTGAATGGCATGACTTAGAGTGCGATTTCGAGCAGGTGAAGGCAGACTACAATGCCGGGTTGCAATTGCCAGGCTCGTTTATCTATCTCGTTCAGAAGTGTTTCAGTGCGAAGTACCGAGAGAACAGCGACGGTACTTTCAATGGAACCTTCGCAAGTGACGGTGGAAAACCTTTGCCTTCTGAGGTTCAATTAAAAGAACTGGCTGATCTCTTGCGATTGACGGTTCTCCGGAGCGGTAGCTGGACCTGGCTCCTCGAACAGGAGATCGGAGAAGGTGACGTCATTTTTTGTGACCCGCCCTACGTCGGTACGGCGGTCAATTACGCAAAGGACGGCTGGTCTCCGGAGGAGCAGGAGCATCTCATTCGGTCAATGGAGTACTGGGCTTTTTGCGGTGCAGTGTGCCTTCTCACCGAAACGGATGCAGTACTGGAGACACTTCGCTATTTAGGTACGAGATTCGATTATGAAGCAGTGAAGAAAGTCCACACCATTTGTGGACTTTCAAATGAAAACACGACGGAGGTCGTCGTCCGAATCTTCGGATGATGGTTCTCCAGAGACAAACCGCCAGCTGGTGGTTCGGAGGAATTATGGCTTCAACAACGGAAAAAGTGGTTCTTCAAGTGGGTTCCAGTGCAGCACCGACGATTGCGATCAGCGTCAATGTGACGTTCACACAAGATACTGAAGATATCTGGACGGTATCAGGTAACGGCTTCGAGTATGTTGCTGCTTCAAGTGCCGAAACCAAGCATGCTGCACTGATCGGCTGGCTATCAAAAATTCTAGGTGTCGCTGACTGACGCGAAACGTTTTCGGAACACCTTCGAAAAGATTTTCTTGCCTTAACTCCCCTCCTGTGCTATACTTCCTCTAGTTTGTTCGTCATCAAATACCGTTTGTCAACCAGCGCTCCAGAGGAGCGACAAGGAGGAGTTATGAGTCAAGCATTTAGCAGGTGGCTTGAAGAGGTTGATACAGCAATGGCTTCTAGTACAGAGGGCCTGACACACGAAGATTTCGTCGATATTGCCTGGCGAGATCTGTATGACGCAGGGACGGATCCAGATGAAGCTTGTGACGAACTTGCGGAAGAAGACCCCATTTTCGCAGCAATGTGGGTCAGACCGTCTCTGGAGCGTTCCTGACATGCCTTATGACTCCCTCAAGAAAATTGACCTGCACCTCTGGCCGCATCAGGTGCAGTTCGTTGATGATATTCAGCGCGTCGAAGCTGGATGTCTCAATCCGATCGGTACAATGGCCACGGGTGGAGGGAAGACACGAGCCATTGTCGAGGATGTTCGTCGAACGCTAATGGGCGGCCAGTTTAGTACAATCGGCATCTGCTGTCATTCAGTAGATGTGTTGAGACAGCTCCTTGTAGATAATGATGGAAAACCCGGTCCCCTCACGGAACTCCGGATACCGTATGGTTGGGTTGCTGCTGGTGAGCAGGAGAATCAGTTAGCGCCGATTCAACTGATCTCTACTGCGACACTTCTCCGGAGACACGACTCCCTCAAGTACAGCCACCTAATGAAACGTTTACAGTCCAAAGGCACCAAACTCATCTTTGATGAAGTTCATCGATCTTTGTCCGGTAAAGTAGGGGAACTAGTTTGGACCTGGGACGCCTTCGTGAGTGGATATACTGCCACTCCCTGGAATAAGACACTCCCCCTTCGCTTCGACGAGATCGTTCCAGGTCCAATTCCGTCTGTGCTGCAGGCTATGGGATATTTGGTGTACAGCCGTGTAATAGAACCACCAGATACGGTATCTGCTGACGGGCTACCTGTACAAGCCGGAGATTTCTCCTCCGGAGCAGTCAGCAAGTTAATGCGGGAAAATCCCGGTGTGACGAAACGTATTGTACGTTTTATTCGGTCTGTTATTCCACACGGCAAAGTATTGTACTTCGTAGCCGACAAATTACACGCAGCTCATGTTGGTGCTGCTTTAGATGAGATTGGGGTTCCAAATGAAGTTATTCTTGCTGACACCGAAGGGCGTGCTGAGGCCCTCGGACGAATTCGCCGGTCAGTTGATACGTCTGGCATCTCGATTGACGTCCTCAGTACAGGAATTGACATCCCAGATCTCCGGAGTATTGTTTTCCTTAGACATACAATGTCTCCTATTGTCTTCTACCAGCAGTGGGGTAGAGGACTACGAACAGCTCCTGGAAAGGAATACTGCTGGATTTTTGACGTTGTTGGTAACATTGAGCGAATGCGAGGCATGGGGTTTCCCCCTCCAGAGGATCTTGATGAGTACCTTTTCGAAGGAACTCGCAAGAAAGGAACGCGAGAGATCGGACAAAAGACTTGTCCAGAGTGTGGAACACTGAATGGGTCCATGCGTTTACGATGCGTCGAGTGTGCTTATCTCTTCGAAGAGACTTGTCCTCAGTGCAAAGCAGACCTCTTCTTTAATCAAAACACTTGTCGAAGATGTGGTTACGACAAACGGACAGTCGAAGAGAGATTAGCCGCAGAAAAAGAGGCTGCGGCAAGGCTAGAGGAGCTCCGGAGAAGCTTCGAGGAAAATTTTTTATTTGACTCAACAGAGGAAATCAGCTATACTTATAGTAGATTGTGTCACGAGGCTTGGGCCGGTCGAAAGGCAATGGACGAACCGCTGAGATGGCTGAAAAGCATTCTGCGGGGCGGAACGGCCTTAGAGCTTCTGGCACCATATACGTTGCACACACTGTGGACGGCGGAACAGGTGGCAGGAGCAACAGAAGCTTGCTTCCGGGAGTATGCCGAGCGACTTTTGCAATACAGATACCGCAATGGCGGGATGATTCCTGGAACTGATGTCACCCTTCTGATGGGTTTGCAGTTTGGGCACCAGGGACGACAATTTTTAACAGAGAACTATACGACATTTGACAGAAAGACCGGTGGGAGTCTTTGGTATCTCCGGAGGAGAAAATGAAAGTTACACAACAACCGGTTGGAACAGTGGTTACGAAGAATCCAGTACCTGAGGCGGCTATCGAAGTAGCTCCAGAGGAGCCGAAGAAGCTGGTTCTAACTTTTCAAGTGACGGACTCTTTTCCGGTCCTTGAGCGAAAGCTCAAAGAGCGGTATCTGCGGGCAGTGATTAAGAGTCGTCGGGATTGGCCGCGTGGACGCAAGGAGATTGCGGAGGCTACCGGATTGAGCGCACCAACCATAACTGCGTGGTGTGCTGAATTTGACATTCCGCTCCCATTCTGATTCTCTGGAGCACTAAATGGATCTTTGGGATGAAGCAATGGCGGTTCTCAGACCGCCTCTGAGGGTTACTATGGACTTTATTGAATTCGACGGTCCTGCGACACTTCTCGAAGAAGACGATCTGTTTCTCATTGACGGTTACATCGGTGTCGTACTGAGTGTGGATGCAGATACTGTGCTCTTTGAGTGGAGACAAAGTCCCGATTGTACCCGCAATGGTGTGCAAGAGCGGCTGTCCCTTGAGGCAGAAGGGCGGATACTGTTCTCACAGAACTCCGGGCATCGAAGAGTGTCTCCAGAGACTCTTACCGAGGGAGACTGTTTCATTCTCGGGGTACTGATGTGGTTTGTTTGTGAGCCTGGAAAGTGTCGTGTGGTGTCTCCTGTAGGAGACACGGAGTTCGAAGCTCAGACCTATCCGTTGCCTGTGGACGGAGCTGTACTTGTTCTTAAGGCACCCTTGGCAGAGCATCTGCTTCGGGCGCAATATCAGGCAGTAAATCTGCCTCCTCCGGAGGAGCTTTTCGCTTCTCTTAAAAAGAAAGGACCAGAAATGAACTGTCCCACGTTGGATACACCTTTGAAGGACATTCAGGGGTTTCCGAGAAAGCTGGTTAAGGCGGTGTGCGACGCGTATCAGGGCGCTGTCTCAGTAGCGGATGTTACGTTCGAACACCTTATGGCAATCTCGTGGAACGACCTGTTCGTCATTCCGGGCTGCTGGGCAGGAGTCGGTGGCAACTCAGGATCGAACGCCCTCGCCGTCTTTTTGCAGAAGTGGGGAATCGAAAAGCAGAACATGGGCGAGCACTTTGTCATGCCGGGTTTGCCGGCCGAGGTATCTCCGGAGACCGAAGCCGAAGCCGAAGCCGAAGCCGAAGCCGAAGCGGTATCTGACGAGGCCGAGGGGATCGACGGTACGGTAGATGTGTTGGAGTACATTCAGAGTATGTACCCTGATTTTGACGCGATCTACACGATGCAGATGATCAGTGACGGCACCGGACGTAAGCACACTCAGCTCCTCGAACTCTCAGGATACTCCTGGGAGCAACTCGTAGAGAAGTGTGGCGAGACCTTGTCTCAGCATCTCTACGCGGTGCTACTGAGAGACGTTGGAGAGACGCTCGAGTTTCCGTTCCGGCCCTTCCTGCGACAGGATGTCCGAAACGACGGCACGCCCCTTCTGCCGGAGACAGATACCGCATTGCCTGTCAAGGAGACCGAAGTCGAAGCGCTGCCGGAAATGCTGGACAACCGAAATTCTGTAGCGGATTTTCTGACCTGCCCGTTGAGCGAGTACTTCGACTTCTCCGGAGCGGTGTCGAAGGGTTTCGCCTCGGCAGTGACGGACTTCGTCGGTGAGACTTTCGTCGGTTGGACCTGGGAAGAGGTATCGGCGTGCTTCGCAGATGCCGAGTCCGCTGTGGCCTTCTTCTCCTGGGTCACTGAGAACTACGCCCTGGAGAACGCTATTCAGGAGGAGGATGGAACACCGATGTTCGTTTGGGCTACTCCGCAGGAAGTGGAAGAGGAGACACCCGAACCTGAGGCTTTGACTGCCGAATTGACCGCATGGATCCAGGCGTTCGACGCACTGACGATCGAAGACAGGATTGCCGGCCTTGCCCGGCTCAATGAAAATATCCCATTCTGATCGGTTGTCTGACCACCCGGTCGGTCCTCTGGAGAACTAATCCGCCGCCTTGGAAGAGGCGGTATCTGATGAAAGAAAGGAAGCGAAATGCCAGTTCAACCTCCGAAGAAGTCCGCCGCTCAGCAGGCTGCGGACTATGAGAACCTTGTGCAGTTTGTGGGCCACCAGGCCCGCAGTTACAACAACCCGTCCGTGAAAGAGCCGGGTGAGTATACGAATTCCGCCCGGCTCGGGTGGGCCGAGTCCTCCGACGGAACGAAGTATCCCTGTGGGTATATCTTGAATGCCGGGGCATTCAAGATCGCCCAGGATGGGGCTGACATATACTACATCATCGAAGGAACCGTTTTGGCGTGCGGCTCCGGAGCAGTCGGGTCGCTCCGAATCAAGAAAGGGGAGTACCGGCCTGTAGATCTTACTCCAAACATGGGCGGATCGATCATGCAGCTCTACCGTCGACAAGCAACGGAGGGGCTTTGCAAGAAGTTCTTCCGGGCATTCAGCGGAATGAGCGAGGTCGAATACGACAACCAGGGGCAGGACTATGCCGATCAGCTCTGGGATAATCTCTGGAAACACCAATCGCTGGTCGGAATGACGTTCAAGGTAGATGTAATCCCGAAAGAGCGTTCTGAGGATGAGTACGGTCGGGACAGTACGACCTTCCCGAATGCCAGTATCTACCCGCTCTGGGATCCATGGGAAGATTTGTCCGTACTACCTGAGCAAAAAGGTTGGGAAGGAATCGAGCTGATCGGTGCGCCGGACTACGAGGTTCTCCAGAGCAGCAATCCGATTCCGCTGATGACAGTCACGAAGGCCGCTCCTCCGCCGGTGTCCAGGCCGACGGTTCCGGCTGCGAAGGCCGCTCCTCCACCGGTGTCCAGGCCGACGGTTCCGGCTGCGAAGGCCGCTCCTCCA